TCATGCGGCTGCCTCCGTGTCACCTGCCAGCATCTCCCGCGCTAGGCAGCGCAGCCCATCGACGCGCAGCCGGATGTCGAGCCCCTCGGTGCCGATGTCGATCCGCTCGATGAGCAGCGCCGCGATGCGCGCCTGCTCGGCAGGGAAAAGCTCGTCCCACAATGGGTCAATCTGCTGGAGTGCGGAACGCGCGTCGTCCTCGGTGAGGTCGTCGGTGTGGGTGCGGGCGGCCTTCCACGTGCCCGCCACGATCTCGGGCTGGCGGAACACGGCGCGAAGCTGGTCGATGACGGCCGCCTCGATCTCCCCTGCTGGCACGCGGCCGACCGGACACGAACCAGCACCGTGCTTCAGCACGGTCTGACTCACATAGTAGCGGTAGAGTTTGCCGCCTTTGCGGGTGTGGGTCGGCGAGAAGGCCGCGCCGTCGGGGCCAAACAGCAGTCCCTTGAGCAACGCCGGTGTATCGGCGCGGGTGCGCGCGGCGCGCTTGCGCGGGCTTTCCCGAAGGATGGCGTGCACGCGGTCCCATGTTGCGCGGTCGATGATGGCATCGTGCTCTCCGGGGTAGCTTTTGCCCTTGTGGACCGCCTCGCCGATATAGGCGCGGTTGTTCAGCATCCGGTAGAGGAACTTCTTGTCGATCCGGTTGCCGCGCGGCGTGCGGATGCCTTTGGCCTCCAATTCCCGCGCCAGTTCCGTGCCTGATCCGATCTCGAGGAACCTGGCAAAGATCCAGCGGACGTGCTCGGCGCGTTCCTCGTCGATAACCAGCTTGCGGTTTTCCACCCGGTAGCCGTAGGGCGAAACACCACCCATCCACATGCCCTTCCGGCGAGAGGCGGCGACCTTGTCGCGGATCCGCTCGGCCGTCACCTCGCGTTCGAACTGGGCAAAGGACAGCAGGATGTTCAGCGTCAGCCGCCCCATCGACGTGGTGGTGTTGAAGGACTGGGTGACGGAGACGAAGGTCACGTCATTGCGGTCGAAGACCTCGACCAGCTTGGCGAAGTCCGCCAGCGAGCGGCTGAGGCGGTCGATCTTGTAAACCACCACCACATCGACCAGCCCGTCCTCGATGTCGGCAATCAGCCGCTGCAGGCCGGGCCTCTCCAGCGTGCCGCCCGAGACGCCGCCATCATCATACCGGTCGCGGACCAGCACCCAGCCCTCGGAGCGCTGGCTGGCGATATAGGCTTCGCAGGCCTCTCGCTGCGCGTCGAGCGAGTTGAACTCCTGCTCCAGCCCTTCTTCCGAGGACTTGCGAGTATAGATGGCGCAGCGGCGCTTGATCTTGACTTCGGTCATGCGCGCCTCCGCGATTTCAGGCCGAAGAACACCCAGCCGTTCCAGCGGGTGCCGGTGATGGCGCGGGCGATGGCCGACAGCGACTTGTAGGGCCGCCCCTGCCATTCGAAGCCGTCGGCGGTGACGGTAACGACATGCTCGACGCCCTGCCATTCGCGGATCAGGCGCGTGCCGGCGATGGGCATCGTGTCGGCGCGGACGCGGCTTTTCTTGCGATCGCCGCCGTCGAGGTCTTCTCCCAGCCGCTCCAGCCGCCGGATCGTTTCCAGCTTCAGCCCGCCATAGGCCAGCTCCTGGATGCGATAGGCCAGCCGGCTTTCGAGGTAGCGCCGGTTGAAGGGTGGCGGCTCGCTGTCGAACAGCTCGCGCCACTGCGCCTTCAGGTCCGGCGTCGAGGTGGTCTTCAGCGCGACCAGGCGCGCGGGGATGGTATCGGGCTTGTTCATGCATCTCTCCTGCGAGTTGGAGTTGCATGACGGCATTGGTCGGGCGGATAGTGTAGGCAACGTTCTCCAGTCTTGTCAGATACTTCGCCCACCTCCCGCATCTGCAACCGAACCAGCCCGAGCGCCAGAAGGCCGCACAGCTCGGTGCGGCGCTCTGCGGGCGTCATCTGGTCGGGCGGCAGGGGGTTGGGGCGTTTCATGGGATTGCGGCGTGCCTTTCCTGGTGCGTCACAGAGGAAAAGCCACCTCCCGAGCCTCAAAGGGACACCCACACCTGCGACAGGAACAGAGAAGGAACAAAAAAGACTTGCCCGCAGGCTGCGACTCCGCAATCTTCCCAAATTGTATCCCTACTGAGCAGCAATTGATTGAGGTGTGTTCATGCCGCGCAAGTCTCTTCCTTTGGGCCCCGAGACCCTTGGTCTGATCGAAGATGCGCGGATCGATCTACTGCGTGCTGCGCTCGCCGTTCGGGACGATGACAGCGAGCCAGAATTCGACCTGCCGGAGGATATGCCCGATCTTGAAGACGAGGACGCCGTTCACGCGTTTCGGGAGCAGGCGATCAAGATTCTCTCAGAATTTGACCCGGATGAACTTCGCCCGACCGAAACCCGATCACGCCGCATTCGCGCCCTCGCCAGCGGCAAGGGCGTCACGTCGCTGGAAACCATCGTGGCCCAAAAGCTGGATCACGAACGGGCGGCGGAATTCGAGGATCAGCCAGATCCGCTCTGCAGGAGCATCTGGGTGTTCCTCAATGCCCGCGAGACCTTCGAGGATGCGGAGAGCTTCCACTTCGCCCGACAGTTTCGCGACCACCGCAAGCTCTATGATGCCTTCGAGGTGGATCTCGAAAACGCGGCGCCGCTCAATGCGGCATCCATCGACGAGACGGCACTGTCGGACAGGATCAAGAAGGCCCTCGAGCTCAAGCCGGCGATCTCCTGCACCGTCCGTGCGCTCGACCTGCCAAAGACCGATGCTCACCCGGCGTCAATCATGCTGATCGTGCGCCATGGGGGGCCGCTCTCCAGCGTCTACAATCATCGCCACGACGGCCGGCGCGCGGCGATCTACTATCGCCCACCCAACGAGGCGACGCTGATCTACACGCCGTCGCTACAGCAGATCGAGGTCTGCGCGGACAGCCCGCTGGTTCGCCAGCAGGTCAGCGACACCTTCGCCGAGGTCGCGCTCAACCATGATATCTCGCAGAAGCCGCTGACCTGGAAGCGCTACAATCTCACCCGCTTCCGATCGTCGCTGGCGCTCGAACGGCCCGCCCTCGACGGGTACGACATCAGCAGCGCACGCGTCCTGGAAGCGGAGGTGCGCCTCGGTCATTGGCGGCGCAAGCTGCTGCTGAAAGTCACCATTGACGACGACATCGAGGAGGTCGCCGACCAGTATCTTGGCGCGCGCAACGTGTTCCGGCGCGCCGAGCGTTTCAGCCGGATTGGCATCGCGGTGGTCTACAGTCGGGCCGGGGACGCGACCGAGCGGACGCTCAACATCACGATCTCGGGCACGAAGAGCTGCAATCTCCAGAGCCACAAGGATCCGGAAGAGCGCAGCCTCGGGTTTATGTTGCTTCAGGAGTGGGGCATCCTCAGCGCCTTCCGACAGATCGACCCGACAGACCTGCGGGCGATGTTTGCCGAGTTGATCAAGCTGCACGACCGCGTCGAGGATGAGGTAACGGGACAGTACCTGCGCGAGCTCGGTCTCGATGCTCAACGGCTGATCGAAGGTGGGCTGCTCGAGCGGCGCGACCGCCAGGACGTCGTGCTGATCGAAGATTGCGACATCGATGGTGAGGGGGCGGTGAAACCGTCCGAGAAGCCAGGGATGGTCCGCGCCGAAGGGCCGTTCGGCGAGGAAGCCGGCGACGTGCCCGCCGACGATCTCGACAAGTATTCGATCAACGAGGAATGGCTTCACGAGACGATCCTGCGGTTGCTGAAACCGCTGCTGACGCGGCGCGGGGCGCAACAGAACCTCGACCCGGACCTGACCTTGCTTGGTGCGATGGAGATCGGCGGCGCTGAGGTTCCTCTGTATTTCGCGCGGCGGCTGAACGACCTGAAGACCGTCGAACGGCTGGACCTGGCGATGCGTGCGCGCAACCAGGCCGGCGTCGGCATCGTGCTGTCGGCCAGCGAGGACATGCCCTCCCATCTCGGGCCGAACGTCGTGGTGTCGTTGCTGTCGAACATTGCGCCGGCAGAGGAGGAATTCGCGGTCGTGCGCGACGGGCTCGAGCTGGCGTTCCGCAGCAATTTCGCGCTCGCGCGCGGCGGTGCGACACCACAAGTGCTCCGTTCCGGCAAGCAGTCGGCGACTGTGCACATCCCGGGGAAGGATCCGCTGAACCTAACGGGCGCGGAGCAGATCTCGATCTTCGAGCGCCTGGTGGCAGCCAGCAAAGCCGGCAGCCCGGACGTGCAGGTCAAGCAGTTGATGGACGGGCTTGGCTCACGCAGCCCCCAGCAGGCCTTCCGGTCGAAAACCTGGGAAAGTATCTTGAACGTCTACATCGCCAAGGGCGAGAAGCGCGGATACTGGCGCCTGGTCACTGAGCAGTCCCCATCAGTGAATGCTCCGGAGGGCAAGGTCGAAGAGCCCGTCTGACAACGGTCTAACATGCGATGGGGGACGGTCTGACAAACCGCTGATTATTGGAAAGGCTCCACAACAGAGGAGCATTTCCATGCCGACTCCCGACTTCCAGCGCGGATACGCGCACCCGACCGGCCGGGCTTGCCGCGCGGCTGGCGATTCCGATCACCCCGACACTGAATGGCGCTGCACGCGCTGCGACAAGCTGCTCGGCGTCCGCCGGGGCGGCCAGCTGCACCTGCGCTTTGCCCGTGGCCACGAATATTTCGTGAGCCTGCCCGCGGTCGCCACCTGCCGCGGCTGCGGCACGCTGAACAAGGCCCCGTCGTCCGCGATCTGACGCGGGCGCCCCCTCTCATCTTGCAACCGAAGAGACGCGCGACGTCCTGACCTGGCCACGAGAAGGCGCCCGACGCCTGGCCGAAAGGCAGACGTCCGATGTCCTTCGAATGGCACGAGATCCACGACAGCCTCGTGATGACGACCAACACCCTGCGTTTCCAGAAGTCCTTCCAGTCGCTCCGGCGCGGCAACCCGGCGCTTGCCGATTTCGTCGATCCAGCCGCGCTGCTCGATGTGCTGCACGGAGCGGTTGATCCGGCCGAGCGCAAGAACCGCATCCTGAGGGCTCTGACGAGTGCGGCCCAGGTCGATGATCCAGCATCCGAGTGCGCCCTGACACTGTTGCTGCTCGCGCTCTGGCCCGGCCTCGACGCGGTCCGGCGGCGGTTGTTGTGGCGCAAGACAGGGAGCCCGGATGACGTCTCGTCGGACGTGCTCGCGCGCGCCACGGAGACCCTGCGCGGTCTCGACTTGCGCCGGGTCAGCCGGATCGCCGCGACAGTGCTGAGGAATGTCGAGCGCGATGCCCTGCGCGCTCATTGCCGCGAGACCGCCCGGTGGAGATCCGTTGGAGACGTCGATCCCGACGCGGTCGGATCGACCTGCGGAGCCGAGGCGATTTTCCTTCGCCGGGACGTCGAACAGCTGATCGGCCGCGATGGCGACCTGGTCCTGCGGGTGGCGGTCGATGGCTTCACGCAAAGCGAGATCGCCGGAACGCTCGGCCTGTCCGAGGCGGCGGCGCGCAAACGCTATCAGCGCGCCAAACGGCGTCTGCGGGAGGCCTTCGATGAATTCGTCTGAGGCGATGTCCCGTTTCGCAGGCCCGGGTGGCTTTTCTCGATCGAATGGCCCGGAACCGTCTCGGGCCGCCACCAAGGATGACCCGATGAAGTTACACGATCAGGCTTTGACAGGCGAACTGGTCCGCATCCCGGGGCTCTTCCGCCGCTGGGAGTTGCCTGAGGTCCTGAAGAGCCACCGCACCTATCGCATCGAAAAGGCCGGCGCCCATCAGGACGGAACGCCCCTTGTCGCGATCTACGTGAATGCCCCGGACCCGGCCGGGACGCCTGCCGGGACCGATGCGTAGAGGCAGGACATGGAAGTGACACGCATGCTCCACACCACGTTCACGCCCGTGACCCGCGCCGCGCGCCCGCTCACGGATATCGAGTTCTGCGCCTGGGTGGGCCAGGCCGCGCCGGGGGACCGGCTGGAATACCACCGGGGCTTTCTCGGGATCGACGCGATGCCGGGCATGTCGACCCTGCCCGACAGGGATCGCCAGTGCCTCGCGGGGCTCGCTTCCGCCGCCTTCCAAGCCTGCGAGGCAGGCCTTGTGCATCTCGTGCAGCAGCGCCTCGGCCCCGACCGCTTCGCCTATCTCGCCATCGCCCGGCCGAAGGCACGGACGACGTCCATGCCGCTCGACCGGCTGCTCGCAGAGCCGGAGGCCGCCTGATGCGCCGCTTTCTCGATCAGTTTGCCAATCATGGAGATCCGTTCATGCCTTACCCCGACAATGGGCCCACAGCCGACGATCTCGTTCGTCTCGACGCGGCCGAGATCGCCCGGCTTCCCGTCGACCTTCTCGCCATCCTGCAGCGCGAGGTGGACGAGCGCCTGAAGCAGGCGAAGGCAGCCAAGGCCCGCCTGGATGGCGCTCTGACCATTCGCTACGCGACCCGCGCCGAGGAAGAGCGCCGGGCGCGGGGCAAGGACACCGGCGCGGTTCGCTTTGACGATGGCGACTTTACCGTGGTCGCGGACCTGCCCAAGCGGGTGGATTGGGATCAGGAGCAGCTCGCCGCGATGGTCGCGCGCATCCGCGCTGCGGGCGACGACCCCAGCCAGTATGTCGACGTCACCTACAAGGTGCCCGAGCGCAAATACGCCGCCTGGCCCGAGGCGATCCGCGCCGGGTTCGAGCCGGCCCGCACCATGCGGCCGGGCAAGCCCGCCTTCCACATCATCCCGCAATCGGAGAAGTCCTGATGCGACAGAACGATCTCAAACGCCTGCGCGAACACAGGTACGAACTGAGGGCTCTGCCCGACACCCTGACGCAGCCGGGCGTAACGCTCCACGCCACGCCGATCGCCGAAGCTACGCTCGACGATCTCGCCATCACCATCATGGACCTTGACGCCGAGGTGAACGCCCTGACCGAGCGGCTGCGGGCACTGCGCAGGCTCTACGAGCTTGCCCGCGAGGGTGGTGCGCGTGGGCGCGACCTGGCGCTGAAAGCAGCTGCGAGGGGGCTCAAATGACGCTCAGGATCATCACCGCCGAGGAGCGGCTGCGCGAGGCGCAAGGCAAGACTACCGTGGCGCTGTTTGGCCCGAGCGGCGTCGGCAAGACCACGCTCTTGACGACGCTTCCCGCCGAGGAGACCGTCTGCCTCGATCTCGAGGCCGGGCTCAAGTCGGTGCAGGACTGGCGCGGCGACAGCCTGCCGATCCGCCGCTATTCCGACGCCGTCGATATTGCCTGCCTGATCGGTGGCCCCAATCCGGCTGCGCAGCCTGACGAGCACTTCTCGGAGGCGCATCATGCGCATCTGCGGAACCACCATCCCGAACTCGCCGCGCGGCTCGATACCAAGCGCATCGTGTTCGTCGACAGCATTACCGACCTGACGCGGCAGGCGATGGCCTGGGCCCGGACCCGCCCAGAGGCGATCTCCGAGCGCACCGGCAAACCGGACACCCGCGGCGCCTACGGGCTCCTCGCCCGCGAGGTGATAGGGCTTCTGAAGCACCTTCAGCATGCGCCCGGCCGAACCGTGATCTTCGTCGGCATTCTGGAGCGGATCACCGACGAGATGAACCGGACAATCTGGCAGCCGCAGATGGAAGGCGGCAAGGCCGCGCGCGAACTGCCCGGCATCGTCGACCAGGTGATGACCCTCGGCCTCTTCACCCCCGAGACCGGCCCCGATGGCGCTACCGCCTGGCGGCACGACCCCGAGAAAGGCGAGACGCGCCGCCTCGTCTGCCGCTCCGGCAATCCCTGGGGCCTGCCCGCGAAGGATCGCTCGGGGCGACTCGACCTGACCGAGCCCGCCGATCTCGGCGCGCTCCTCTCCAAGATCAACGACACAGCGAAAGGATGAACGAGATGACCTTCGACATGAACGACGTGGCGCCGCAGCAGTCCGGCGACCTGATCCCCGACGGCACCTTTGCCAAGGTGACCATGTCTATCCGCAAGGGCGGCCGGGACGGGATGAGCGAGGTGGACCGTGGGCTGCTGAAGCCTTCCAACCAACCGGGCAGCGACGTGCTGATGCTCGATGCCGAGTTCACCGTGGTCGAGGGGCCGTATGCTCGGCGCAAGTTCTGGCAGAACTTCACCGTGCAGGGCGGCAAGCTTGACGAACAGGGCCAGTCGATCGGCTGGAAGATTTCCAAGTCGACATTTCGTGCCATGATCGACAGCGCGCTTGGGCTGAACCCCGAGGACATGAGCGAGGAGGCGAAGGCCAAGCGCGTGCTGCGCGGGCTCGCCGATCTCGACGGGATCACCTTCGTCGCGAAGATCCAGATCGAGCCGAACCGCAATCCCGCCTACAAGGACGCCAACAAGCTTGACCATGTCGTGCTGCCCACCGCGCCCGAGTGGCAGAAGGTGATGGCCGGCGAACCGGTTCCCGCGCAGCCCTCGAACAGGACCCGGCCGGCCGCCGCGTCCGCGCAGCCCGCAACTCCCGCCTGGGGGCAGTCGCAGCCCGCCGCGGCGCCGGCCGCGCCCGCGTGGTCCTCGCCGTCCGCCCAGCCCGCCGCCCAACCTGCCGCCGAGTCCGCCGCGCCGAAGACAGCCGGCGGCCCGGCCTGGCTCAACCCGTGAGTCCGGACGAATGGCAGGCGCATGTCACCACGGAGGCGGCCCTTGCAATGGGGCGCTGGCTCGAGGCGCGGGGGCGGCTCGACCGCCCCATCGCGAGCCTCACCCGGCGCGATCTGGAATGCATGGCGTCGAACGCCATCAGTCGCTTCATCGTGCTGGCCTCCGAGCGCCGAACCGCCGCGCCGGACGAGGAGGAGCGGAACGCGCTCGACCTGCTTCTGATGGGGTGACCCGCGCCGAACTCGGCAGCCGCGTGCCCTGCGCGCTCTGCGGCCGGGAGGCCCGGGGCTTTGGCTACTGCCACGGCCTGCGCCGGGACCGCCATCCGTACCACCGCTTCTGTTCCATGGCCTGCCTTACGGCGGGCTCGGCCAATGCAAGAAGGAACCACGGAATGATCGACAAGACCGACATGGAAACCCGCGCGATCCGCGATGCGCGCCGGGAACTGGCCGAGGCGCTGACGGAGATGGGGCTGATGGAGCCCTTCTTCGACCGATCCGCCGAGGACATCGACCGCCTGATCGAGGCCTGCGTCGACGGATTCCAGGCGTCGATGCAGCGCCAGTCCGACGCCGGCGACGTGCCGTTCTGAGGGGGTGCTGATGCTGGTCGACCTCAATCACCGCTCGGGCTTCGTCTACGGCCGCGCCGCGGACTCCCTGCCGCCGCTCGGGGCCCGGATCAACACGCTGCTCGACGACGCCCTCCTAGCCGACCGCGATGGGCAACGGCCCCGCGACTATCTCGGGGCCAGCCGGATCGGCGAGCCCTGCGCGCGTCGCCTCGTCTACGAGGTAACCCACACACCGCCCGACCGCGGCAAGGAACTCGAGGGGCGGAGCCTGCGCATCTTCGCCGCAGGCCATGTCTTCGAGGATCTCTCAATCCGCTGGCTGCGGCTGGCCGGGTTCGACCTGCGGACGCAGACGCGCGAGGGTGGCCAGTTCGGCTTCGAGACCGCCGGAGGAAAGATCCGGGGTCATGTCGATGGCATCATCGTCGACGGCCCGGAGGTGGGCCTCGCCTGGCCGGTGCTCTGGGAGCACAAGGCATTGAAGGCGTCGTCCTGGTCGGACACGGTCAAGAAGGGCGTCCGGCTCTCCAAGCCCGTCTATTTCGGGCAGATGCAGATCTACATGGCCTATATGGACCTCGGGTCGGCGCTCTTCACCGCGCTGAACAAGGACAGCTGCGAATTCTACCACGAGCACGTCCCCTTCGATCCGGCGACCGCGCAGGAGCTTTCCGACAAGGCGGTGGCCGTGCTGCGCGCTGCGGAAACGGGAGATCTGTTGCCGCGGATCGCGACAAGCCCCGACTTCTATCTCTGCCGGTTCTGCCCGTTCTCGGCACGCTGCTGGGAGGCCCAGTCATGACCATAAGGCTTTCCGAAATGCAAAGCCGCGCCATCGCGGCCATCCGCGAATGGTACGAGACCCGTCGCCACGAGCAGCAGGTGTTTCGGGTGTTCGGCTATGCCGGCACCGGCAAGACCACGACCACCGCGCAGGCGATCGAGGCGCTGGGGCTGGAGCCGATGACACCCGGCGCATCGGGCGGCGTGCTCTTCGGCGCCTTCACCGGCAAGGCCGCGCTCGTGATGACGCGCAAGGGCACGCCGGCACAGACCATCCACAGCCTGATCTACCGCGTCTCCGAGGCGACGCCCGAGGAGATCGAGCGGGTCCATGCGGATCTTGCAGATCTGATCTCGAAGCTCCCTGGGATGGGTCCGGCCGAACGCGACTTTGCAGCAACGCGGATCGCCCAACTCGAGATGCGGCTCGAGGACATCCACCAGCCCAAGTTCCTGATCAACGAGCAATCGATCCTGCGCGACGCCGACCTCCTCGTGCTCGATGAGGTGTCGATGGTGGGCGAGGATCTGGGGCGCGACCTTCTCGCCTTCGGCAAGCCGATCCTGGTGCTGGGCGATCCGGGCCAATTGCCCCCCGTGAAGGGCACGGGATTCTTCACCGAGGCGGCGCCCGACGTGATGCTGACCGAGGTGCACCGGCAGGCCCGGGACAGCGCGATCCTGCGGCTCGCGACGCTGGCGCGGGAGGGCGCGCCGATCCCGATGGGCGCGCATGACGACCACGTCTGGAAGATGCCACGCCAAGACGTCGGCCCGGAGCAGATGCTGCGCGGCGGCCAGGTGATCTGCGGCACCAACGCGACGCGGCGCTGGCTGAACACCGCCATGAAGTGCGCGGCCGGGTTCGAGGCCGACTACCCGACCGGCAGCGGCGAGAAGATCATCTGCCTCAAGAACCGTCACGATCTCGGACTGATCAACGGCATGTTCCTGACGTTGAGCGACGTGCGCCAGGACCCCGACGACGCCTTCGCCTTCAGCGCCGTGGTCGAGACAGAAGACGGCGAGACCATCGCCGGGCGGCAGAGCTTCTGGCGCGGCGAGTATGCGGACCACATCGCCTATGACCCCGAGCGCGGGCGGCGCGAATGGCAGATAAGGCGCGGCCTGATCGAGACCAGCTGGGGCTACGCCATCACCTGCCACAAGGCGCAGGGCAGCCAGTTCCCCACGGTCGTCGTCGTGGATGACGGGTTCGGCCACACGGCCGCCGATCGCAACCGGTGGCTCTACACCGCCATCACCCGCGCGGAATGGGGGCTCGTGATCCTGTCATGACCACCAGCATCAACAACACGATCGCGCCTGGCGCACGCATCCACCGCTGGACCGTGGTCGCGGCGGCCGAACCGCTCGCAACCCGGTCAGGGCGGACCCGCCCGAGGTGGGCGTGTCGCTGCGCTTGCGGAACGGAGAGGACGGTTCTGCAGCAGAGTCTTCAACGCGCGCTTCGCTCGGATACCGGTGGAAGCCGCTCCTGCGGGTGCCTGGCGATCGCGCGCGCGACGCGTCACGGCCATGCCGCCGAGTCCCGGCCGACCGGCGAATACATGGCGTGGCTGGCGGCGAAGAAGCGCTGCGGCAATCCGCGGAACGCCTCCTATGGCGCTTATGGCGGCCGTGGCATCCGGATGTGCCGCCGATGGGCCGAGAGCTTCGAAGCCTTCCTCGAGGATCTCGGGCCCAAACCGCACCCGGAATGGAGCCTCGAACGGATCTCTTCCGACGGCGGTTACGAGCCGGGAAACTGCCGCTGGGCGCCGCCGATCGTGCAGTCCCGCAACAGACGCAGCACACGCTGGTTCGTCTTCGAGGGACAGGTCTGCACCATCGGCGAAGTGGCTCGCTTCCTCGGGATCACCCGAGACCAGGCCCGCGCGCTCGAGCGGGAAGGACGGCTGTCGCTCCGCCCTGCCGAAGCCGGACCGTTGAGCGCGCACGATCTAGCGGCGGAGATCACGCTCGATCTCAACGCGGTCGCGCCGGCCGCCGACAGCGCATCGCGGGAGGGTGGATGCCATGCTTGACCTCAACGACACTCTCCCGCCCGAACCCGAGGCGCCGCGCTTTGATCTCGACCTGATCGTCGAGCGTCTGCGCGAGACGGCCGCGCATTGGGTGCCCGACCTCTTTCCGCGCGGCCGCCGCTCCGGCGACGAATGGCGGCTCGCCAATATCCGGGGCGACGCACCCCGGAACACCGGCTCCTGCGTCATCACCCTGCGCGGGCCCCATGCCGGCGACTGGATCGACTTCGACGGTAATGAGGGAGGCGGGCCGATCAGCGCCATCGAGGCGGCGACCGGGCTTGAAGGCCGTGCGCTGATCGCGCGGGCCGCAGAAGTCGCGGGCGTCTCCCCGGGCGCGCCAGTGCGGCAGACGCCAGCGACGCCGCCGCCACCCAAGCGGGACGCCAGCCTCGAGATTGTCCACATCCTGTCCTCAGCCGAACCGCTCGCCGGCACCCCGGCCGCGGGCTATCTCGCGGGCCGCGGTCTGGCCGTCCCGGCCGAGGCCGATCTGCTGTTTCACCCCGATCTGGCGCATTACGAAACGAAGACCGGCTACCCGGCACTCATCGGCCAGGTCCGGGACCGGAACGGCGACGTCATCGGGCTGCACCGGACATGGCTCGCGGCAGACCCTGACGGCGGTATCCGCAAGGCGCCGCTCGACAAGGCGAAGAAGATGCTCGGCCGCGTTGCCGGCGGGGCCGTGCGGCTCGCACCCATCGGCGACGGCGACAGGCTGGCGCTGTCGGAAGGAATCGAGACCGGCCTCGCGGCCATGACGGCCTGTCCCGACTTGCCGGTCTGGGCGACGCTCTCGACCTCAGGGCTCGAACAGGTCGAACTGCCCCCGGCCGCCCAGCGCATCGTGATCCTCGCCGACAACGACGCTTCGGGCGCCGGAATGCGCGCCGCCGATGCTGCCGCGCGCCGGCTGCGCGCGCAGGGGCGCGACGTCGCCATCGCCCTGCCGCCCGAGGAAGGACAGGACTTCAACGATCTGCTGCTGAGCGACGGTTCCGCCGGAGTGGCGCGCGTGATCGCCGCCGCGGAGAGCGTCGTCGAGGCCGAGACAGCGATGCAGATCGGGCAGCACCGGCCACTCAACTACCAAGGCTCGGGCGACAGGCTTCCGACACTCCGCGCCGACGAGGGCGATCTGGCGCGGGCGAACGAGCAGGTCTGGAGCCTGCTCATGGCCTCGAACCGCTGCCCCTGGCTCTTCCGCCTTGCAGGCCAGCCCACATGGGTCGTGCCCGACGACGAGGGCCGTCCCGTCGCCACGGCCCTCAATGAGGAGAAGCTGCGCCACATGCTGGCGCGGCTCGCCCGTTGGGTGCGCGTGAACGCCAAGGGCGAGCAGATCCCGGCGCCACCACCCTTGCCCGTGGTCAAGTCGGTCCTTGCCACGCCCGACCCGGCACTGCCCGTGCTGACCGGTATCGTGAACACACCGGTCTTCGGTAGAGGCGGCACGCTGATCACCATGCCGGGCTATCATCCCGATGCGCGGCTGCTCTACGTCCCGGCGCCGGGCTTTGCCGTGCCGGACATCCCCACCAGGCCGGCCCCGTCCGAGATCGCCGCGGCGCGCACGCTCATCTGCGAGGACCTGCTTGGCGACTTCCCCTTCACCGGTGAGGCTGAACGAGCCCATGCAGTGGCGCTCCTGCTGCTCGGTTTCCTGCGGGGCATGATCGACGGGCCGACCCCGCTGCACCTGATCGAGAAACCCACGCCCGGGACCGGCGCCACGCTTATGGTCGACGCGATCGCCACGATCCTCACGGGCACTGGCGCCAGCGTCATGACCGAAGGACGTGACGACGAGGAATGGCGCAAGCGCGTCACCGCCAAGCTGCGTCAGATCCCCGCGATAATCCTGATCGACAACCTGCGCGCCAAGCTTGACAGCTCGGCCGTGGCCGCAGCACTCACCGCGCCCTTCTGGGAAGACCGCATCCTCGGCGCATCGGAAATGGCGCGGCTGCCGATCCGCTGCCTCTGGATCGCGACCGGCAACAACCCCGAGTTCTCCAACGAGATGGCGCGACGCCTGGTGCGCATCCGACTCGATGCCAATGTCGAGCAACCATGGCAGCGCTCGGGCTTCCGTCACCCGGACCTGATGGTGTGGGTGCGGGCCAACCGCGCACGGCTGGTCGCGGCCTGCCTGACGCTCTGCCAGGCGTGGATCGCCGCCGGCAAACCGCGGGGTACGAGGACCATCGGCTCCTTCGAGAACTGGGCGCAGATCGTCGGCGGTGTCCTTGAGACCGCCGGCATCCCCGGCTTCCTCGGCAACCTCGACGAGATGATGGCGGCCTCCGACAGCGAGGGCGCGGGCTGGAGCGCCTTCATCGCCGCCTGGTGGGACAGGTTCGGCACGGCCGAGGTGGGCGTGGCCGACCTGTTCGACGTGGCCCTGTTCTGCGATCCGGCGCCCCCGATCACCGGCCACACGGACCGTGCACAGAAGACCAGCTTCGGGATCGCCATCAAGAAAATGCGAGACCGCGTGTTCCGGGTGGGCGACCTGACGGTCAGGCTGGTTCAGGCGGGCACGTTTCGGCGGGCGGTCAGGTGGCAGCTGAAGGTCGCGGAGCAACCGTCGCGTCCGCAGTCGGGCTCGCGAGGGACCGATACGTGTGAACCTCGGGGCGCGAGTGTGAACCTCCAGAACCGAGGCTCACACGATCAAGCCATTGATCTGGCTGGCAAATGTGAACCTTGTGAACCTTGTGAACCTCTCCCAACCCTTACGCACGCGCGCGCACACACGCGTGCGAAGAGGGATGCCGGAAAAGGTTCACAAGGTTCGCGAGGTTCACAAATCCCCGTGAATTCAGAGCCTTGGCAGTGTGAACCTCCGTGTGAACCTCCTGCGGCAGGTTCCCGAGGTTCACCCGTCCCGGACTGGCTGCGGGAGATCGATCCATGAACCGCGTAGACCTCCAACCCACCCAATCCGACGACGGCGGCCGGTACCGCCAAGCATCAACCGCCGTCGCCTTCCACCCGAGCAGCCAACCAGAAAAGGAGACCACCCATGGCTGATACGACTCTGCTCGGCACCGAGCCGGGCGCAACCCTGAATCCACCATCCCGCACCATCCTCGCCCTCGATCTCGGCACCACCACCGGCTGGGCACTACGCAGCCATGATGGTTTGATCACCACCGGCACGGCCAGCTTTCGCCCCGGCCGCTTCGATGGGGGCGGCATGCGGTATCTGCGTTTCACCAACTGGCTGAGCGAGATCGACCGGTTGTCCGGGCCGGTGGAGGCGATCTGGTTCGAGGAAGTCCGCCGCCACGCAGGCACCGACGCGAGCCACATCTACGGCGGGCTGATGGCCACGCTGACCGCATGGGCCGAGCTGCGCGGCGTGCCCTACGACGGCGTCCCGGTCGGCACGATCAAGCGTCATGCCGCGGGCAAGGGCAACGCCGACAAGGCCGCCATGGTCGCCGCCGTCCGCGCCCGCGGCTTCAGCCCGGCCGACGACAACGAGGCCGACGTCATCGCGATCCTGCTCTGGGCTATCGAGACGAAGGGAGGTGTCGCATGAGATGGCATCCTCACGGCTACGGCGGCCGACGCCGGGATCCCGAACAGGTCAAGCGCGAGGGCTGGCGGGAACAGGGCGTCCTCGCGGTCTCCGCCGATGACGACCGCCTCACCTGGCCCGAGCGTGAACTGGTCCGACAGCTCGGCGAGAAGCTCTACGGCCCGCGCCCTTCCGACAGGGAGGCGCGCCATGGCTGATCGCGAATGGACCGCCGACTGCGTCGCCGATCATTTCGAGGAGGCGTTCCGCACGCTGCGCAAGTTGCCGCCGGTGAAGGCGCAGGGCTACTTCAACACTTGGCCCGACATCGTGCGGACCAGCCGCGAGATCGCGGCGATGGAACCCCAGCCGATGCGGGTGTGGCCCTCGGCCGCCGCGATCACCCGGCTCGAGCAGACCTTCGACTGGGTGCTCTGGATCAGCGTGGAGGAGCGCAAGCTGGTCTGGTCGCGCGCGGCCCGTGTGCCGTGGAAGCAGATCAGCGGTGAGCTCGGTTGCGACCGCACGACCGCATGGCGGCGTTGGCAGCTGGCGTTGACCAAGATCGCCGCGCGCCTGAATGCGCAGTGACTCCAATGTGTTGCAACACTTTTTCCTTCGACATCTGCAACAGATCCATGCTATTCCGAAGGCAAGATGGGGAGAGTGCGCTGGAAAGCTCGCTCTCCCCTCTGCGTTGACGGGGGCCACCTGGACCCCGGTATCCAGCGAGGGTCCGGCCGGGGTCCAGCCCACGGCAGTTTCCGGTTCCTTCCTGGGCGTTTTCGTATGCTGGCGGGCTTGGCGCGCAATATCGCCAGCGACAGGGCCGATTTTTTGGGAAGCCACCCGGAATCCAGGTCCACCTCAAAGCGCCTGAAACATTAGCAAATTCAAACGCATGTCCGGAAACGCTGGGTGGATACCCTGCGGATGCCGGAGTCCGGCCGGACTCCGGTGGACTCCGCGCAGCCGGACTCCACCACCACTCACGGAACGCCACCCATGACGCTGAGCTTCGCTCCCGAGCGGATCGAAACCTGGCCGCTGACCAGGCTCCAGCCCTACGCGAAGAACGCGAAGGTGCACGGGGCCGACCAAGTCGCGAAGATCGCCGCCAGCATGGCCGAGTTCGGCTGGACCGTGCCTTGCCTCGTGGGCGACGACGGGGAGTTGATCGCCGGCCACGGCCGGGTACTGGCCGCGACGCAGCTCGGGCTGACCGAGGCACCGGTGATCGTGCTCGGTCATCTGACCGAGGCGCAGCGGCGGGCCTATCGTCTGGCCGACAACAAATTGACCGAACTTGGCGACTGGAACGAAGCCGTTCTTTCGGCGGAACTGCAGGATCTGCTGGCCGACGATTACGACCTGTCGCTGGTCGGCTTCTCCGATGGCGAACTCGACAAATTGCTGGCCTTCGTGCCGGAGGGGGACGGTGAAGAAGAAGTTGGCGCCGGGGGCTCCGTGCCGCCGGTGACCATCCCCGAGCCGCCGCGCAATCCGGTATCGCGCACCGGCGATCTGTGGATCCTCGGCGATCACCGGCTGCTCTGCGGGGACAGCACGAACCATGAGGACGTCCGCCGCCTGATGAACGGCGAGCGCGCGGTGCTGTTCGCCACCGACCCGCCGTATCTCGTCGACTACGACGGCTCGAACCATCCGACCCGGAACAAGGACTGGTCGCAATCCTACGGCGTCACCTGGGACGACAGTTCGCAGGGCGCGGAGCTCTACGACGACTTCATCGCCGCGGCTGTCGCCGAGGCGATCACCGAGGATGCC